CATTTAAAATACCCGTTTGGCATTGCATCACGAAGCCGGATAAAAAGGGAAAACTCCTTGTCGAGCTTAGCTTTCAAATCCGGCTTCTTCTTTACTGTTACCCCTGCTTTATCAAACAGAGGTAAAGGCTTGTCTTTCTTCTTAGCCTTAGTGCTTTTTATGTAGTATGGCATTGTTTCAACAATTTATTTATCTCTCTTATTTCTATCTTCTTCCGACGAATAGATACGGTTAAATCATGAACTTTTTTATCGTTGCTTACTATAGCAAGTCTTTCTCTATAAACCTCTATCTTATCAAAGGAAGAATCTCTTAGGTTTTGCAATTCTTCTTCTGACAGACCTATTATTTTATCTTTAAAAGTATCTGCGTATGTCTTCATAATTTAGCCAATTAAAAGCCCCGAAGCGTATTCTCCGGGGCAAAACAACCATTATTCACTAACCCTTGCCATTTATGTGTGGCTCACATTTATGAGGGATAAGCGGGAGTCGAACCCGCACAAGTATCGTCTGCTTTCTCGCTTTCATCCGTAGATTGGTTATCCTACGATCTTTAAACTACTCAACCTGTTACTTACAACTACGGTCTTGATGATTTCCATTTCTATGTACACTTGAAAGTTCCATTCATTTAGTCTTAGCACCCTATGACCATTTTATCCCTATGTGGTGGTAACAGGACTTGAACCTGCATGATAGGAGCTTTTTAGTTTTTACAATGAGTGGAATCTCGCCACCTATACCTGCCTTTATATGTTTTTACATCGGGCTACTGCTTATATTACCCCCCCGTTACCGACAACCTATCTATGAGATATTAAACTTTAGCGTCTACCAATTCCGCCATACCACCTAACTGTTACTTATTCTTCAGTCTCGCCTTCAACGATAATTGAAAGCTGACCGCAAGCGGCACCGTTTTCAATTTCTGACTTTGTTGCAATGGCTACTGCATAATCGTAGCCCATCTTTTCAAGTTGTTTTTTAATCTCTTTCATGATTCTGTAAATTAAATTGTTTATACTAAATTCACTCCCTCGATAATTCCATTACCAAGGTTGTTTTTCTCTGATATGTTATTTGTATTGATTGGAGACAACTTCACAAAAAAGTGTTCCTTATCAAAATGTTTCTCCAGCTTATCCGCATCAAAATCAGATTCATCCACCAATGTTAAGTTGATAGTTGTTTTCAGATTACTTTCTGTTCTTATTTGCCCAAGTTCATCAATAGACATTTTCTTCGGATAAGGAATAAGCCAGCCTCTCTTTTCTTCGTCAAAACTGTGTAAGCTAATCTGTAGTGTCACATTGCCTTTCACAAAAGAGAAGTCGCTATCTTTAATGCCAATCGTTGAAATGTAATGGTGAGTATTTGGGAATATTTCCGTAATACGTTCAATTGCTTTTTTTACGGCTTCTATATTTAAGAAAGGCTCACCCATACGAGTGTAGTTAATCTTAAATTCTTTGGAATCATTCGGGTTGTAACCTGCGCTTCTTATAGCAAACAATACTTGTTCTACAATCTCATCTGCTGTAAGATTGCGGTATTTCTTCATATTACCAGTGGCACAGAACTTACAACGTACAGGACAACCGCTCATGGTTGAAACTCCAATCATCCATCTTTCAGCGCGACTTCCGAGATTGTTGTTATCAAGGAAATTCTGTTTTCTTCCTATCGCATCTTTTGTGTAATATGGAAGAAAGGTATCAGTTGTTTCTACCAGCATACCATCTTCAAGCCGCAAGCAGTAAACTGTACCATTTTTAAAACTTTTACTTTTTACTATATTCATGATTGTATTTTTATGGGTTTTCCAGCTATATCTTCACAGACCGAGCAGGCTGGTTAACAAAGTTATTCCATATAAGCCATTGAAAACTCTTTCGGAATAAACCGCCCAACCGGGATAGGTTTGGCAGATTCAATGGCTGCATGGATTTCTCTTTTGTTGAACTCATGTCCCTTTTCTTTGGCTTGCTTCTCACATTCTTCCTCTTTATTTTTGAGGTAGTGGGTAATAAGCATCATCGCCCTATCAACATTAAAAGTATTCACTACGAATGTTTGAGTACGTTGCTCTTCGTCAAATGTGATTTTCGTTTCAATCTGATAGAACTTCTTTTCATCCGGTTTAGATTCTTCGTCACTATCCTCGGTCTCATCGTCCATCTTGTCAACGTACTCTGCCATTGTGATTTCATTTTTAAGATAAGCAATCGAAGCATCATCGACTTTACGCTCTTTCAGATTATCAGTAAGAATCACGCACGAATCAAACTCCTTTGCCATCGTTAAGGTGAATCCCGATTGATAATTAAGTTCAATGTAGTCTCTCAAAATAAGGCAGACATTCTCCAGGCCGGTAGCATAAAGCAGGAATTTATATTTCTTATAACCTATTTGTGCTTGTGCAAGATAGGGATATAAGAACTTGTTTTCATTCTCGAACGCCAAGCGGTTCTGGTTGCTGACTTCCACTTCCTTGATACCGTCGGCCTCCATACTGAAACGAATTTTCGCCAAAGTGTCTTGGTCTATCAGCGTACCACGGTCGAAAAGAATTTCATTCCGTTCGATGGTTACTGTTTCACCAGTATCTTCATCAATGAAAGACTCCTCCCATGTTTTGAGGACATGTTTTGCAAGGTACATATTAAGCATCTTCTTCGGGTCGGATGTCACGTACCTGACTTCTGTTTTTCTTGTTTCTATCATAACTAAATAAATTCTTGATTTCTTTGTATTTCCTGCTGGGCGTATATCAGCATTTGATGTTCATTTGCAGCCGGCAGATAGATACCAGCGACAGATGCACTCCAATTTCGGAAACGGTCAATACTCAAAGTCATTTCACCTGTTGTCAGCTCGGCAGAACTTCTTAAGTAAGTTACTTCCTTACCTTTCTTGTTGACCATCTTACGTTCAAACAAATCACGGTTGCAAGTCCTCTTATAAAAATCAATTTTTGCTTCGTCGAGACTGCAACCGTACTCACTACCGAAATACCCTAAAAGAAGATGTAAGTAGCTGTTTTGGGCAAGCGTGCGGTTAGGTAGTTTCTTTTTCACTTCCACCACCGCACGTTCACTAAACAGCTTGTTTACATACTCCTTGAACTTGGGTATTTCATAATGATTTGATAAATTAAATATCATTTTTCTTTTTCCAAATATAGCCACCAGCCGTTTTCCTTTTGCCGAGCGTACAAGCATTGATACTTGATGCAGCAACTTGTGTTTCAAGAGAAGCCACTTTTGCACTTTCAAATTCAGCTATATAATTCATTTGTAATCCAAATTGCACAACTGGAATTGAATGAGTTATAGACATCTTTCTTTTAGAAAAACTTGAATGCTTTTTATTATACATTGGATGTTTTTCCCCTTTTCGGCTCATTGACATTCGTTTTTTAGTTTCTGCATTGATAACTTTACCTTTAGCAGATTTACTAAAACGGCTTTTAGTAATAGGATTATTATTGTTTTCCGTGCGAGTTACCCACCTTAAATTACAAACATTATTATCCGTTCTAATTCCATTAATGTGGTCTACCTCTGGTTTATTAAATGGATTGGGGATAAAAGTTTCTGCAACAATTCGATGTAACAGTCTTTTATCTTTTCTCAAAGTAACATAAACATATCCGTTCTTTACTCCAACATTTGGAGTAAGCACCTTATTAGGATTCCGAACTTTACCTGTATTAGAAACTTGATAATATCCATTATAACCTTTTACTGTTTTCCAAATCTCTTCCATATCATTCTTCAAGTCGAACAGCATACGCTAAAAAGGTAAATCGTCCTTTACATTGCCATTAGCATCAACCGGAGGCGGAAAGTTCTGCGGCTGTTGCTGATAGGTCGGTTGTGGCGCTGGCTGTTGTACCGATGTTGTTTGTTGGGATTGAGATACACCGCCACGCGCATCTATTTTGTAGCACCGAATAGATGCCATACGTTTGAGTTCTCCATCTTGATTCGTCCAAGAACGTCCTTGTAAAACAAATGATACAGTAACAACATCACCCTGATTAAAGCGGTCAAGTTCTGCACACTTATCGCCTGAAAACTCTAAGGGAATAATGTTCTCATACTCGCTACGCTCTCCCGTATAAGGGTCGTAAGTGGTAGCATCTAAAATGAACTCCCGTTTTGTAAACGAGGAACCACCGTTTTTGGATGGTATTTGAACAGTTTGTCCGATTTCGATTATCCGTCCAGTTATTTGGTTTGCCATTAATTTTCTCCTCCTAATATCTTTTTATCGGTTATAAGTTCTCTGTTTTCTTCCAAAAACCGGATAAATTCCTCACAATGATTAGTAAGAATAGGAATATCACGTTCAGGATTGAAAACGTATGTTTCTGTATAGGTATCTACCACATAACCGCCTTTGTTGAACTCCACAATGTTATACTCAAATGTCCGTACATCCGACCCATTCTGCATAAGAGCATAAGGATAAACTAAATGCTGGTGGTGATCTTTGAACTTTCCCACGGTATAACTACCGGTTGTTTTGATGTCGTGAACACTGGTAGGCATCAGTTCGTCAATCAAACCATAAACCAATACACTACCGTATGCAGTAGGCAAGATGGCTTCTACTCTTTGTTGGGTTAATGCTCCTTTGTAGTAGTTGGCAAACTCGCGGCAAAGGTCAATGTGAAAAGTGAAAGTGCGATTGTTGTAAACAGCTTTTATCCCGTAAAGTTTTCCGTCATCGTGATATGCCTTGCTAATTTCCATTATAGAAGATTTACGGTTCTCAATCATACAATCAATGATTTCCCCAAAACACGTTCCTCTATCAGCAGCTTCACTATCGAAAGGTACTCTATTTATCCTATCAATAAGAGATTGGAATTGTTTTTCCCTAAACTCATCCTCATCGCATGGGGGATTATCAGAAAAAGCGTAATATTTTTGATATATCTTATCACTATCTATATAATTTTGATAAGAATCCAGCAACGTTGGGTATATTTTGTAAGATATTTTACTCATTCTTATACCTCCATTTGTAACCACCTGCTGTAAGGAAGTTTCTTCTACCTATACAGCAACTGATAATATTAGCATTGTTAATACCCGTTTGTCTTTCAGCCTCTTTAGCACTTTCAAATGTACTTATTAACGTACCATCCTCTCGACACTGAACAACGGCTTTTGACATCTTCGGGTGATTTATTTTCTTTTTGCTAAACCGTTCGTTTCCTGTTCCGTAATTAGCATTGTATCTCCATGTGCACCATTCTAAGTTAGAAACAGAGTTATTGCTTTTAACCTCATCTTTATGAGGTTACACATGGTAAATTTTGCGGATTAGAAATAAACGTTTCGGCAACAAGTCTATGAAGAGATTTATATTCAACTTGTTGTTGTTTCCATAGTGATATTCGTAAATATCCACTCCATATTTTATTAGGCTTAATTATCTTTCCTGTTATCTTTCTAAAATTACCATACCTGCTTTTAATAAGCCTATCTAAAGAGCGAACTCTACCAAGGGTACTTACTTGATAGAGTCCTTCATAACCTTGAATGTCTTTCCAAATCTCATTAGGCTGCATCTGAGTAGATTTTAGTTTCCTTATTGAATATCAGCCCCAAAGCCTTTACCTTTGCAGCAAACAAACTTCTCGCCATCATCAAAGAACTACCAACGTGTTCAAACTCATTAATATGAGAGGCGAACTCATTAGCAGACTTGGCATCAGTTATAAATTCGATACTTTCTTTGACTTTCTCTATCACCTTATCATACTTTTCCTGTGCCTCTTTCTTGGCAGCAAGCATACCCAAATACGAATTGATTATCTTGGCGGTGATAAAGTCGTTCTTTGCGGTTGGATTACCATTCTTGTCAAGGATGGTAGGAACTTCCATCACTGAAGGAAGATTGCAAGTATTCTTACCGTCATTTCTTGAAGTTGGGTCAAAAGTGATAGTACGTCTTTGGACGCCTCTTTCGCTTTTCATTTCAAGATAACCGAGCAAATCCAGTTCAGTAACGATAGAGTTGTAGGATTTTTCACGCAATGCAGGGATAAACACCGTATCATCACCTTCTTTTCTTGTGTCGCGATGGGCAACGAAAATGATGTGCTTGTTAAGCCCCGAAAGTGTTCGTGTCATCCATGAAAACTCTGCATTGATACCGCTCCAATCACGGATGGACGGCTGGCGGGTTCCACACTTGTGAGTAATGATGAAGTCCATCATCTTGCCGATGGTATCTACTACAATGGTCTGATAAGCGGACAAGTCCTCTTGAAGAACTTGCTGAACATCGCTCCATGAAGTGACCTGTACCGTGTCTATATTCTCCAAGTGCGCCATGTTCATGCGCTTCACGCCGTTATCGAAGTCCAACAGCAGCGGTTTCGGTGCGCTCAATGCTACCGTACTCTTTCCCATTCCGGCTTGACCGTAAATCATCATCTTCACGGTGGTCGGGATAACTAATTCATTACTTTTCTTAATCAG